AAGTTAGGAATATAAACAACAAACATATGAGCATTATAACATTCACACCACATGACCACAAGTATACAAGTATAGATAAACAAGAAGATATCAAATGGGTATCTGTAACATCGTTTATTGGTAACTTTAAACAACCATTTGACGCAGATAAGATTGCTCTAAAAACATCTAAGTCTAAGAAGTCTAAATGGTATGGTATGACGCCAGAAGAAATAAAACTTGCATGGTCTAATGAAGCATTACGTGCTACAACATTAGGTACATGGTATCACAATTGCAGAGAATCAGATATATGTTCATTAGAAACAATAGAAAGACATGGTAACACTGTTCCTATTTTTAGGCCGATTGAGACTGACGGTATTAAAGTTTCTCCAAACCAGAAGCTCACAGATGGTGTATATCCTGAGCACATGGTTTACCTAAAATCTGCCGGATTATGTGGTCAGTCAGATCTTGTTGAGGTGATTAGTGGAGAAGTTCATATTACAGACTATAAGACTAACAAAGAAATTAAGACAGAAGGATTCACTAACTGGGAGGGTGTTACAACTAAGATGAACTCTCCTGTTAGTCATCTTGATGATTGTAATGTAAACCACTATGCATTACAATTAAGTTTGTATATGTATATTATACTGAAACATAATCCAAAACTAAAGCCAGGAATACTAACTATACATCATATTCTATTTGAAGAAGTGGGTAAAGATAAGTTTGGTAATCCCATCACCGCTCTTGATACAAATGGTGATCCTATAGTTAAAGATATTATTCAGTATGATCTACCATATTTGAAAGCAGAAGTTATATCTTTACTACATTGGTTAGAAGATAATAGAGACAATTTAAAACAAAAACATTAATGATAAGATTATTTGATATACAAAATGGTAAGGTGGTTCCAAGTGAGCATTGTTACACATTAAAGTTTTTAAAAGATATAATGGATGAGTATGGTGATGAATCTGTAAAGGTGTTTACATATTTGTTCTATATGACATGTCCTAATCCAGATTTAAATCCTTTTTTTGATGTACCGGAAATGGACAAAGAAGAAATCATTATATCAGAAGTAGACGGGGATTTTTCTACAGAAGATGATCTTATAGTGAATGGGTTAAAGATGTGTAAGAAAATGTATGAGACCCCCACCTATAGAGCATACCAGGGTATTAAGATTGCACTAGATAATATGGCTGGGTTTATGGCTACAGAAAAAGTGACATCTGGTAGAGATGGATCTGCTACAGCTATTCTTAGAATAGCAGAAAGATTTGATGCTGTTAGACAAAGCTTTAAAGGAGTGTATAGAGATTTGTTAGAAGAACAACAATCACAAGTTAGAGGAGGACAGAATCTAGCTTATGATCAATAGAACATTGTAGAGTGGCGAAATTGGGTTGTCTCAGTTATGACCCTGGCATACGCACCCACCTGTCTCGTGGGCGGTGACAAAGAAATAGATTGATGATATGGGGTAGACCACCAGCTTGCAAGCGTACTGTCATCAATTGAATCTCACCTTGGTGGTTCGAGTCCACCCTCTACAGCATATTAGGTTGACTGGAATGTATCCTTTAACTGTAGAAAGGGCGGATACCTAGAGGTTAGAAATGCCAGTCGTAAAAGCAGATGTCCACGCACCCATCTTCTGCTTTCCTAAAAATATTAAACTATAAAACTATGGCACAAGACGTTTACACAGATTATGAAATTAAAGAGTTTGCAGCAATTACCCCTCTATCAGATACTGATGGTTTTATGCATGATTGGGTTTTTCATTTTAATCCTTACAATAAACTATGGAATGCTATTCCGAGAGATTTGTATACCAAGTATTGGGACAATTGTGAACTGGATGGCGTATTACGTAGTAAAGATTTTAACACTCTTTTGCACTTATTACATAAGTCTAAAGGTGATGTAAATGAGATTCGTAATATAACCACTGTTGTTAATACTAAATAATGTTTAAAGAAATACCTACATACGAGAATGGCGTATGGGATGTAACTACATTCTATACAATGGAAGAGTTTAGGGACTTTCTTTTATCTATGTTTAAAGAGCCGGGTAAGTATAATTTTAATGAAACTAGTAAGATTTTTAATGAAGAAGGACGTAAGTTTCAAAAACAAGGATACTACTGTGCAGCACCAATAAAGAGTAAAGACTTTATTACATACTGGAATGATCAAAAGAATAAATGTCGTAACGGTGTAATTATTAAAGATGCTGGCACCTCTTGGTTTATAAGTAGAGACTATTACATGTGGTTAAACTTTCTTCCTATCTATGATAAAGAAGAAAAGAGGTTTGACTTTGCTAAGGTGAGAGATGCACAGTATCACATGGCTCTATATGAGCATTTAGCTGAATTACATTATAAGCATGCTATCATTCTAAAGAAGCGTCAGATAGCATCCTCATATTTTCATATGGCTAAACTAATCAACCAGTATTGGTTTGAAGAAGGAGCTGTATTAAAGATAGGAGCTAGTCTAAAGGATTACATTAATGAGAAAGGTTCATGGAAGTTTCTTGGTGAATACAAGAACTTCTTAAATGAACACACTGCATGGTATAGACCAGCAGAGCCAGACAAGGTGGGAGCTTGGCAGCAACAGATTAAAGTGAGAATGGGTGGTCGTGACACTTATAGAGGTTTGAAATCCACGATCAACTTATACTCCTTTGAGAAAGACCCGACACACGGTGTCGGTGGACCTGTCACCTATTTCTTTCATGAGGAAGCCGGTATTGCTCCAAAGATGGACGATACTTACGGGTTTATGAAACCAGCATTGAAGTCTGGTCACATGATTACGGGCCAGTTTATTGCAGCTGGATCTGTCGGTGATTTAGACCAGTGCGAGCCTATGAAAGAATACATCATGCATCCAGAAGAAAATGGATTTTATGCTGTAGAGTCTAATCTCATTGATAAAGATGGTACAATAGGAAAAACAGGTTTGTTTATTCCTGAACAATGGTCTATGCCTCCATACATAGATCAATGGGGTAACTCTAAAGTGGAAGAAGCTTTAGAAGCATTAGAAAAAGAGTTTGATAAGATGAAAAAGGATTTAGATCCGGCAGCTTATCAGTTGACAGTATCTCAGCAACCTCGTTGTATAGAAGAAGCATTTGCAACACGTAAGGTGAGCGTGTTTCCTCCACACTTAGTTGCTAAACAAATGCAACGTATACAAGATAAAGAATATCCCACTGAATATTTAGAACTATCTCGTAATGCTGAGGGTAAGATTGTAGACAAACCTTCCAGAAAGATTCCTATCATGGACTTTCCTGTGTCTAAGAAGACAGAAGATAAAGAAGGAGTATTGTGTATTTACGAAAGACCTCATAAAGATCCTACATTTGGGATGTACTATGCTTCTGTAGACCCTGTTAGTGAAGGAAAGACCACTACATCTGATTCACTATGTTCTATATATGTATATAAGAATCCAGTGGAGGTTATAAAGGATGATGGTAACGGATCTGTAAAGAACGAGATAGAACGTGACATGATTGTAGCATCATGGTGTGGACGTTTTGATGATCTTAACAAAACTCATGAAAGACTTGAGCTTCTTATAGAATGGTATAATGCCTGGACTATTGTAGAAAATAACGTAGCTTTGTTTATTCAGTACATGATTTCAAAAAGAAAGCAGAAGTACTTAGTTCCAAAAGATATGATCTTATTTTTAAAAGATATTGGTGCCAATAGAAATGTATTCCAAGAATATGGTTGGAAAAACGTAGGTACATTATTCAAAGGAAATGTACTATCTTATGGTATAGAGTTTACAAAAGAAGAGCTAGACTATGAGACTAAAGAAAATGGTGACATTGTAAAGACAATATATGGTGTTGAACGTATTCCTGATATTATGCTTCTAAAAGAGATGCAAGCATACAGAGATGGTCTAAACGTAGATAGATTAGTAGCTTTTTGTGCTCTTATAGCGTTTGCAAAGGTGCAACAGAGTAACAGAGGACTGACTAAACGTGTAGAAGTTACAAAAGAAAACTTGGATAACTCCCAGAAATTTAGTAAATTAAATTGGAGCCCCTTTAGACATATAGGTGGCTCTAAAGGTAATGGAGTTAATTCAAAAAGCCCACGTAATCCCTTTAAAAATATGAGATAATTATGGAAAATCAAGAACTTCATGCTCAAAAAGTAACTATTCTTTCTAGATTAATTAAAGAAAACTACCTAAGCCTTGAGGAAGCTTTGCTTCTTTTAAAGGATGAAGAGCCAAAACAACCGATGGATAAACCAGTACAATACTTAACTAGTAGTGGTACGGCTATTTTTCCTAATACAGGTAGTTCAATTACTAGAGGTATTAACTATCCTTCGTTTATCTCTACAACTGGCACATCTTTTATTAATACAGCTGTAGATAATTCAGCAGACTTAAATACTTAACTATCATGCAGATATACAATGCTCTAGATCTTAAATCTGGGAAAAAGGCGGATTATAATAAAATGGGTACACTTACCCAGCCTGTCCAGTTTATATCTGAAAAGGAAAAAGACGAAGAGTGGAGATCTTGGAACCTAGATTGGCTAGAGTTTCAAGGAATGAAACAGCTTAGACGTAATGCTCGTAGGCTGATGAAGAACTACAAGCTTGCTAAAGGTATTATTGACAAAGCTGATTATATTGTAGAAGAGGATAATGAGATGGCAGATCTTATTGACACACTTACAAAAGAAGATGAATCTGCTTTAGAACTTAAGTTTTATCCTATTATTCCTAACGTAATTAACGTATTATGTAATGAGTTTTCCAAAAGAAGCTCACGTATTATGTTTAAAGCTATGGATGACATCTCTCATAACGAGATGATGGAAGAAAAGCGTGGTATGGTGGAGAAAGTCTTGCTTGAAGATGCTGAAAGGAAGATGATGATGGAGATGATGGCTATGGGTATTGAGCTTGACTCTGAAGAAATGCAGAAAGCATTAGCTCCAGAAAGCTTACAACAACTTCCTGAGATTGAAGGATTCTTCCGTAAAGACTACAAGTCTATGATTGAGCAATGGGCTAGTCATCAGATGTCTGTAGACGAGGAAAGATTTAAACTACAAGAATTAGAAGAGCGTGGATTTAAAGACATGCTTATTACAGATAGAGAGTTCTGGCATTTTAAAATGAATGAAGATGACTATGAACTAGAACTTTGGAACCCACTTTTAACTTTTTATCATAAGTCTCCAGATGTTAGATACATCTCCCAAGGTAATTGGGTCGGTAAGATGGATATGATGTCCGTATCGGACGTTATTGACAAGTATGGATGGATGATGAACGAGGAACAAATGGAGTCCTTAGAAGCCATCTATCCGGTCCGTTCAGCAGGCTATGCTGTACAGGGTTACCAGAATGACGGTACTTATTATGATCCTACTAAATCTCATGATTGGAATACAGAAATGCCATCATTGGGGTATAGACAATATACTTCTTTATACGACACTAAGTTTGGTACAGGAGATATTGTAGAATGGATCTTATCAGACTCAGAAGACACTGTGGATTTTGGTAAGACTCATTTATTACGTGTTTCTACTATTTATTGGAAGAGCCAACGTAAGATAGGTCACTTAACTAAAATTACAGAAGAAGGAGAAATTATACAGGATATCATCACTGAAGAATATAAAGTGACAGATAAGCCTTTGTATAATACATCTATATACAAACAAAAGTCCAAAGATAACTTAATCTTTGGTGAACATATTGACTGGATTTGGATTAATGAAACATGGGGTGGAGTGAAGATTGGTCCTAATAGACCAGCGTTTTGGGGTATGAATAACCCAGGTGGCATCAATCCAATTTATTTGGGACTGAATGGTGGCAAACCAGGAAGAGTTCCGTTCCAGTTTAAAGGAGATGCAACATTATATGGCTGTAAACTACCAGTGGAAGGTTCTGTGTTCGGTGATCGTAATACCCGCAGTATTTCATTGGTAGATCTTATGAAACCATACCAGATAGGCTATAACATTGTAAATAACCAAATAGCAGACATCTTGGTTGATGAGCTTGGTACGGTTATTATGTTGGACCAGAACTCTTTGCCTCGTCACTCCATGGGAGAAGATTGGGGTAAAAATAATCTGGCCAAAGCCTATGTGGCTATGAAGAACTTCCAGATGTTGCCTTTAGATACGTCTATTACAAACACTGAGAATGCTCTTAACTTCCAACACTATCAAGTGTTGAACCTAGAACAAACTAACCGTTTACTTTCTCGTGTAAACTTAGCAAGTTATTTCAAGAACCAAGCTTTTGAGGTGATTGGTCTTAACCCACAACGTATGGGTCAAGCTATTGCACAACAAACAGCTACAGGTATTGAACAAGCTATGTCTGCTTCTTATGCACAGACAGAGCAGTATTTCATACAACACTCTGATAACCTAATGCCAAGAGTTCACCAAATGAGAACTGACTTGGCTCAGTATTATCATTCTAACAAACCTAGTGTACGTCTTCAGTATATCACTTCTAAAGATGAGAAGGTAAACTTTGAGATTAATGGCACTGAGTTGTTAATGAGAGACTTAAACATATTCTGCACCACTAAGACTAATTCTCGTGCTGTAATGGAGCAGCTTAAACAACTAGCTATTAACAATAATACCACTGGTGCTTCTATTTATGATCTAGGTAATGTTATTAAGTCTGAGTCTATTGCAGAACTTACTGGTGTTCTTAAGAATGCAGAACAAAAGGTACAGTCTCAGAAAGAATCTGAAATGCAGCAGCAACAAGAAATGCAGAAGCAGATGATTGAGTCTCAAGAGAAGCAGAAAGCAATGGATCTACAGTTTAGATCTGAACAAGCTGATATGGATAGACAAACACAGCTTACAGTGGCAGAGATTAGAGCAGCTGGCTATGGTGCCACTGTAGATATTAATCAAAACCAGGTGTCAGATTACCAAGATGCTTTAGAAGGTATTCGTCAGGAACAACGCTATCAAGATCAGATGAACTTAAAGCGTGAATCTGAGATGACTAAGAAAGAACAGGGTAATCAGAAACTACAGATTGAGCGTGAATCATTACAAGCTAGAAAAGAAATAGCAGACAAACAGTTACAAGTTGCTAAAGAAAATAAAAATAAATATGATGTCTCTAAATCTTCTGATAAAAAGACAAAATAGTTATAGCTCTATTATCCACACCTTAGATAAAAATATTACAGGATAAGTAAATTTTTAAGATTTAAGTTGTATATTAATTATGTAGAGATACACAAAAAAACCAAACAAAATGACTGATACTCAAACCAATGTACAGACATCTGTACAACAAGTGGATCTTGATATTGACAGTTGGTTAGGAGCACCTGGTGCAGACAGCATCGTTACTCCTAGCACTGAAGATAAAAAAGACCAAAAACCCAACATCTTTAGTCAAGGAAAGTTTGATACAAGCTTTCTAGATGAAGAAGATAATACTGATAAAGATGAAAATGCTGATGGAAAGCCAAAAGATCCTGATGCAGCTAAAAACTTTATTAATGACCTTGTGAATGTAGATGATAATGATGATCAGGATTCTGATCAGCCATCTAAATCTAAAGGTGGAAGACCTAAGACAGAAAAGTCTGGCTTAGTAGAGTTTCTTAAAAAACGAATAGAGTCAAAAGAGATGTTTGCTTTTGATGACTATGATGAGGGTAACCAGTCTCTTGAAGAGTACTTAGGTGGTCTTGGAGAGAAAGATGTTGAGGAGCTATGGCAAGCCAACATTGATAACTTAAAACAAGAAGTTGCTGCTAAGACACCCCAAGAGTTTTTTGAGTCACTACCAGAAGAGTTGCAATATGCAGCTAAGTATGTGGCAGATGGAGGACAAGATTTAAAAGGTCTTTTCCAAGCTCTAGCACAAGTTGAGCAAGTTCGTCAGCTTGACCCTACTAAAGAGAACGATCAGGAAGGTATTGTAAGATCTTATTTACAAGCCACCGGATTTGGTAACGAAGAGGAGATTGATGAAGAACTAACTACTTGGAAAGATCTAGGAGTACTAGAGAAAAAAGCCAAGCAGTTTAAGCCAAAGTTGGATCAGATGCAAGAAGAGTTTGTACAATCTCAGATTGTTGAACAAGAAAGCAGAAAGATTCAGCAGGAACAAGCAGCAGACACTTACATGAAAAGTGTATTTGAAGCTCTTAGACCGGCAGAGATCAACGGACTTAAGTTGGATAAGAAAACTCAGGCTCAGTTATATAGTGGACTAGTTCAACCAAACTATCCTTCTATTAGTGGAAGACCAACTAACCAGTTAGGTCATCTTTTAGAGAAGTATCAGTTTGTAGAACCTAACTACCCATTGATTGCTGAAGCACTTTGGTTACTATCTAATCCTGAAGAATACCGTCAGACTCTTGTAAAACAAGGGAAGAACCAAGCGGTAGAACAAACAGTGAGACAATTGAAGACTGAACAAAGTCGTAAGAATGTTTCTACTTATCAGGAAGAAGATGAAACTAGATCTAGAAAGATTGCTAGACCTACAAACATATTTAAACGCTAATTTACTTAAACTATTTATTATTAACCCTTTAAATTTAAAAGCCTCATGGCAACTCCAGTTTTGAACAATGGTATATTTCTACGAGATACCAGCTACCAGACTAGCTCGCACGTAGACAGCTACCACCTTTCAAACTTGCTAAAGTCAGCTGAACCTACAGATTTAGGTCCAGTAGATTTATGGGCTATGGCACAAAAAGTAGAAATGCCTTTGTACCAAATGTCCAGCTTTGGCGGTAAGAACGTTATCTCAGTAGATAATGCACGTGGTGAGTACAAGTGGCAGATTCCAGTAACGCAGGATCTCCCATACATTACAGAAGATATTGAATCAGCAAATGCCACTAAAGGTATTGATGGTCAAGCTTTCAAGATTAAAATTAACAAGCGTTCTTTTGGTCATGGTGATATCATCACTTATGACAAGTACAATGGTGTGGAAATGTACATCACAGCTGACGATATTATCCCAGCAGGTGACGGTTTCAT